TTAAGGGTTCAGAGATTCTTCGGTTTTGGAATACCTTTGTGTAAACATAGGCCCGGTGCCAAGCAATAACCATTCGCATGACACCCCATATTTCTCAGCAAGATAAGCAAGGTATTCTACACGGAAAGTCCGCTTATCCCTATTATGTTTTAGAGTATTCATGTTTCCGTAGTTCAATCCGAACTCTTTTGTAAATGTCTGTAGCCCTTTTATTCTTCTTTGGTCTTTAAGAATATCGAGTGCCTTGAAGAACCTGTTGCTTATATCCAGGGCACGATCGGGAATATTCAACTTCATTTCAATGCCATTTTTTCAAGTAAGTCCATGAGACGTGCATTGATTTCATCCTGCCTCTCAACATGCTTTGCTATTGTCTCAGTCTGCTTCTTGATAATTTCAATCAAATCCGTATCACTTTGAATGCCGTTGTTCTGATTACCAGAACCATTATTTACGCTATTCTCTGCATTAACGAACTGTGGTAGTTCTACCTCGAATGCTTTGACATCTTCCTCACCGAACTTATCGTATAATTTCTTGAATTGAGCCGGTGTAGGGTCAATACCTTCAGTTTCGTATCTTGAAATGTTTGATTGAGATAATCCCATAATTTCTGCTAATTGAGACTGAAACAGCCCATGAGCTCTTCTAAATTCTTTATATTTAAACATATTTGTGTATATTTGTTAAATTTGACTAAATCCACTCGATATATTTGCATATATTAGAATATATTTGTATCTTTGCATAAAGATATAAAACATAATGCAAAGATAATGGAAAATATTAAAACATCAAACACTTTTGAGGAAAAATCTCAAAAAATAACCTTAAAAGGTTATTATCAGGGATTACCTAAGAGAAGCGCCCCTCGGTATGACTTTATTACAGAGGTAGCCAGACTCTGTAAGGTTACCGAGCAGACAGTTAGAAATTGGGTTCTATACGGTGTGAAGCCACAGCAGCACATTCATATAGAAATACTGTGTAAGCTAACAGGCATTAGCGAGGAGGATTTATGGAAGGATTAGAGTTCTACATGTTCGAAGATGAGCTATGGTGTAAGACCTCAGATGGAAAGAATTTCATCGTCGATGAGTCTCATACAGATTTGGTGAAATACATTTTGGAAAAGGTTCGTGCTTGCTATCCCGAAGCATACAATGCACTGGAGAAGATTTATGCCAAGAGTGCCCCTAACGAAAGTTACTATCAATATCTTATGATGCGTCGGTTTTGCAAATGCAACTTTTGCCGACTCGACACTACAGCTTTTGATGTCGTTGATGTTGACAAGGATGGGAAGTTCAACTTCGAGAAGGTCGTGTGCCCCATGCGTGGTGAGTGTCCTTATGAAGGTATCGTATGTATGCCAAGGTTTAATGCTAATCTTTCTACTGCGGAGTTGCGTGTGATGAAACTGCTTTATGAGGGACGAAGCGAGCAAGAGGCAGCAGCTGAACTATTCAACTCTCCAAACACGATACATCAACACGTCAAGTCTGTGTATGTAAAACTAGGAATACATAAGCTCTCTGAGTTTATCACCTATGCGAATAAGAACAATTTGTTTAACAATTAAATATTAGTTTATGCCAATTATTAGAAAGAATGACGTTGTTACAGAGCGTCCAGTGATTATTGTACTTTATGGTACTCCAGGTACAGGAAAGACATCTTTGGCTACTACAGCCGACAGTCCATTGCTTATTGATACAGACCGCGGCTTTGACCGTGCCGTTCAGCGTCCAGACATTGTTGTTACAGCATCACGTTGGGAAGACATCTACAATGCTGAGGTTATCGGCTCTTATGTTGTTGAGGACGGTAAGCAGGTCTGGAAACCAGGATTGATCAGTGAGTGCAAAACCATCGTTGTAGATACTGCCAAGGCTATGCTTGATGATTACCTTAATGCTTTCGCTATCCAGCAGGACCCTAAACTGGGAACTAACTCATTGAAGCGATATGGTGTGATGGGAGAATTGTTCAAGCAGTTTGTCGGCATTCTCCGTTCAAACAATTCAGACATCATCTTCATCTGTCACGACAAGGAGACACAGGAGGGAGACTACATCAAGCATTCTCCAGACTGTACAGGACAGAGTAAGGACTTGCTCATCCGTATTGCGGACCAGGTAGGTTACATCTGCAAGGAGAACGGCAATCGTGTCATCAAGTTCGAGCCACAGGACAATCGTGTTGGTAAGAATGTTGCAGACCTGCAGGATACTTGGATTCCATCTTACGGAACAGAGGAGTTTGACACTTGCATGGCAGACATCATCAAGAAGGTGAAGATAGCTATCGTGAATAAGTCAGATGCTCAGGCCAAGGCACAGGAAGCTGTGGATGATGCTCGCAAGAAACTTGCAGCCGTAGAAACGGTAGATGACGCAAACGCACTCATTGAGGTTGCACACGGACTGAATAAGATTCATCAGAAGGCGTTTATGAACCAGATGATCAAGGAGCTTGCCGCCAAAGGCATTGACTTTGACAAGAAAGGAAAGAAGTTCGTCAAGCACGAGGATGCAGCATGATGAAGCCTTTGATTAGAGTTACCCAATTAGAAAGCTTTAGACAATATATGTCGGGCGAATATTCTTATGTTACAGAACAGGACGTTATAGACGATATCACTAAGAAGTTTGAGGGCAACGATTACACAAGAATAGGAACTGCCTTTCACTCCATCGTGGAGACTGGCAGTCCCCATTGCTTCAAGGAGCCGGAAGGTGTTCGTCATTTCACCTATTATAAGAAAGATAAGACTGAACCCGTTCCGAAAGGAAGAAGGTTCGTCTTTGATGAAGGTGAGGCGATTCTCGATATTCCACAATGCAAGGTTGCATTGAAATACAGGAATGAGCATCCTGGCGCCTTTCACGAGGTTCGTGAATATAAGGATTTCGGCGATGCCGTTATCACGGGATGTGCCGATATGATTGACGGACTAGAGATAAGAGACATCAAGACTAAGTACGGACCGATATCAGACAAAGAGTACATAGATAGTTGCCAATGGCAGCTTTACCTGGAGTTGTTTGAAGCTGATGTGTTCCATTTTGACTTGTTTGTCTTTGAGGGCTACGATAAGGATAAGCACAAGGGAGACGTAAGAGGTCTAAAGCTTACTCCTTATGAGCCAGCAATCACTTGTTACAGATACCCGGGGATGGAAGACAAGAACCACGCATTATTGCGTGACTTCCTTAAATGGGTAGAAATGAGAGAATTATTACCATATTTACCATTAACAGAATCAAATGGCTAATACAATGACAGGAAGGGTATTGCTCATCGGAAATACCGAAGAGATACCAAGCAAGAACGGTGGAGAACCGTTCAAAAAGAGAGTGGTAGTACTGAACTGCACCCATTCGGATTTCGGACAAGTGTATGAGAACTACCCAAGTTTCGAGTTCAGCGGAAAGCATGTAGATGATCCTGCTGGTTTTGCAGTTGGCGAGATTGTTACCATATCTTTTGCTCTTCAAGGTACCAAGTATCAGAAGAGTGCAAATGACCCGGTAAAGTATTTCAATACCATTTCGGGTTACAAGATAGAAAAGTATCAGAGAGTTGGCCAGACGCAGCAACAAGCTCCACCGTCGCAGCAGCAAGGAACTCAGCCGCCTGCACAGCAGTCGGGTCAAAATGATGACTTGCCATTCTAATTATGATTTTCAATCTCAACAATGAAAAGGACAGGGCAGACTATAAGGACTATTGTAATGGTCTTTACACGGATGCCTTGAAAAGTGGAAAGGGTTTTATCGTGGAGGTGAAGAAAAAGCATCGTCCACGTTCCCTTGCCCAAAACAGCTATCTGCACGTTTGCCTTCAGTATTTCGCATCAGAGTTCGGCTACGATGAGGAATATGTGAAGTATAACATTTTCAAGCAGATAGTAAACAGAGAAATCTTTGCTAAGCAGAGAACTAACAGAAGAGGACAGGCTGTAACCTATTGTAGAAGCACGGCTGACCTTGACACAAAAGAATTAACAGACGCTATTGAGAAGTTTCGGAACTATTCAAGTATGGTTGCAGGGTTGTATATACCCGAGCCAAACGAAGAAGCAGCCTTGCTTGAAGCTCAGAAACAGATAGCATTATATGAAAAATATTTATAATTATGAAATCAGATTTGAAGAATTATGTTCCAGAGAACATTGAGTTTGTATTGGAGGACGGTGTAAAAGACATGTTCCCAATGGAGTTGGACTTCCTTGCTTTGACCGAGGAAAATCTTTGCGGAGAGAAGCCTTTGAAAAACAAGGCTGATATCCTTAAATTTGTCGGAAAGCACTTCACCGCTACATTCCCAGACAATGAGTTGGTTACCCGTTTCCTCGATGAGTTCGAGAAGAAAAACATCAGAGAGGAATACTGCACACTCGAAGAGAACGTGGTGCCAGCCCGCAAGTTGGAGTTGGAGGAGGCTTTGGAAAAAGCCAAGAAGATGAAGAAGGACGCAGAAGAGGCTTACGCTTCTGTCCTCATGGAAGTAGCTAAGTATGCAGCAGAAGTACGTCGGGGAACTGTTGATATGCGCTTTAAGTCGAAGAACGTGTTCTGTATTGCATTGGCAGGTTACTATCTCGTATATAATTGGGATGCAAATACCGAGAAGTTCTTACTCGCAAAGGCTTACGCTATCCCTGACCGCTCAGAGATTTGGGCCAACGAGGTCAAGAATCGTGAAAGCATGAAAGAGGTCTTCGGATTGGAGTTCCCAGAGGTAGAGCAGGGAAAAGAAGAGGTTCCATCAGAGCAGTCTTCAGATGATGACGATGATGATTTACCATTTGGCGAGTAATGGAATACACTCTTAGAAATTATCAAAAGCAAGCCAGTGATGCAGCCGTAAGACTGTTCACTGGCAAGGCTGATAAGAATGGACTGATTATCTTGCCTACGGGCGCAGGAAAGAGTTTGGTGATAGCAGATATCGCCTCTCGTCTGGAAGGGCCGCTATTAGTCTTTCAGCCAAGTAAAGAAATATTGCAACAGAACTTTGCCAAACTACAGAGCTATGGAATATTCGATTGCGGTTGCTATAGTGCTTCCGTGGGATGCAAGGATATAAACAGAATAACCTTTGCCACCATCGGAAGTGTCATGAACCATATGTCAGACTTCGATTGTTTCAAGAATATCATCATCGATGAATGTCATTATGTAAACTCTAAAGCTGGGCAGTACAAGCAGTTCATAGAAGCGAAGAACAGACAGGTTGTTGGATTAACAGCCACGCCATACCGTCTTGATCGTACAGAAGGAGGTTCCATCTTGAAGTTCCTTACGAGAGTACGTCCAAGGATTTTCTCAAAAGTTATCTACTGCTGCCAAATTGGAGAATTGCTTTCTAAAGGTTATCTCGCAGATTTGCATTATTATGATTTGACGGCATTGGATTTAAGAAGAGTAAGAAGCAATTCCACAGGTGCAGACTATGATGAAAGAAGTCTTCTTGCAGAATATGAGCGTTGCGGATTCTATGATAAGCTATCAAATACAGTAGTCAAGGTT